CCCGCCGCCCGCGCATAGGCCAGAAGGGCCGCTTTGCGCGTGCTGTACGTCCACTGGGCCAGCCCATACCCGGCCTTGTCCCCCGCAAAATTTGTATAAGCGCCGCTGTCCACCGCCGCCGTGTATTCGGCATCGGTATAGCCCAGCTTCTTTTCATAGGTATTTTGCAGGTTCTGCGGATTCAGCCCGCTTTCCGCGTACAGATTGCCCATAAGCCCGGCAACGCCGCAAGCGTTGAAGCCTGCGGCGGTCAGGTAGTTCCAGATCCTTTCTTCATTGGTGTTCCCGGTCAGCATTGGTTGTTCTCCCTTTCTTCACGGGCCGCCCGTTCCGCTTCCCGTGCATCCTGCCGCGCCCAGCGCCGATCCTGGCGGCGTTCCTTTGTGGTCTTGATCCAGCCCATTACCCCACCTTCCAGGCCGCACGCGCCGAAAACGCATTGTACCAGCGTGTCCGGTATGCTGTCCTTTTTGATGAAGATAACCACCATTGCCACGATGAAGCACAGCAGGAATACGCCCAGCACGATCAGGATTTTATCCATAGCGCCCATGCGCTTCCCCACCGTGGCGGGCGGCTTGTCCTTCTTCTGCTGCTTCCTGCCGCCCGCCTGGGCCGCTTTCAGTTTTAGCGCCATACAAACCAGCAGGCACGCCATAACGCCGCCGAAAAAGCACAGCGCCGCCGTCATAGGGGCCGTAAGTTCCATTGCCGCCGCCCCCCCTACGAAATGCCGATCCGGGACATGATGAAGACAACCACGCCGCCCAGCACGGCGGAAAGAACATATTTTACAGCCGTGCGCCACATATCGCCGTCTTTGTCTTCCAGCTTCTTCACGCGCTCCCCGATCGCGGCCTGTTCCTTTATGGTGTTGTCCACGCTGGTTTTCAGCGCCTGGATCGTGCCTGTCAGGGTTGTAAGCTGCTGTACAACAATCTGGTTCACTGTGTTTTCCAGCTGTTCAAGCCGCCTGTTCTGCCGCGTATTTTCATCTTCCAGCCGCTTGTTTTCTGCGGTCATGCGCCGGGCAAATTCTTCATGCTCTGCCCGTGTCAAGTTCCCTTCCATTCGGTTTTTGCCCTCCTTCCGGCGGTTCCGCCCGCAAGGGAAGCCGCTGCGGGCGGCTCCCGTTACTTTCCTGTTATGAAGTCTAAATAAATGCTTTTCAGAGAATAAAGCGCGGGCAACGGCGTTTTCACATCCGCTTCCCCCGGCGGCATCGTGGACATTTCATAGAACCAGATGCACCAGCGGGCCGTATCTTCCGCCCAGATCGCAAACGGCATCAGCAGGAACCACAGCAGGCCGAACGCTGGACAAATCTGCCCCAGCACATTCCCCGGAAGCTCGCTATAGTCCCACACGCCCAGGCCCAGCCACAGGTTAAGGACGCACCCGGAAACGAACTCCACGGCCAGCACAACCGCCGCCCCGGCTGCCGCCTGTAGGGCAACCGGGGCGCTGTAAAACCTGGGGGCCTGGTTCAACGCGCCCACAAGCACGCCGCACAGGCCCCCTACGATAAACATTGACGGATGACTATAGCCGCGCCACAGCGTTTCCAGGGCCACGTAAGCGGCCCCCAGAAGCGCCCATAGCGTTATAATGCGCTTCATGCTGCGCCCCCCGCTTCCTGCATGATCTGGGCCATACTGGCGGCCAGATCGGCGGGCAGTTCCGCGCCGTACTCAATGGCGGCCAGTTCGTCCAGCCCGGCGCGTGCGATCCATGCGTTGACGTGGTTGCAGTATGTGCGGTGGTAGAAAACGTGGGCCGTGGCCGCCTGGGCCAGCGCCGAAAATTCCGCCGCCGTGTACATACGGCAGAGTTCCCCGTCCGCGTGGTACGGGACGGCCTGCGCCCCCGCCGCAATGGCGGCGTTCTGGGCCATCAGTTCCGTTTGATCGTGTTCGGTTAGGCTGTAGCGTGCGCCGCCCACTTCAACCCCGGCATAAATGGCGGCGGAACAGGCCGCGCCGATCTGCTGCTTCACTACGTCCCGCACCTGTTCCACGTTGTTCCAGTCTTTCGGCGGCGTGATCCCCTGCTGTTTCAGCCGCAGTTCCCGCACGCTGTCTTTTCTGTGCTGCAAACTCATTATTGAAAACCTCCCTGGGCGGAAGAAATATAGCCGCCCTCACCGCTGGCCCCGCGTTCCACTTCGATCTTGAAGTTGAACGCAAAGCCGTTTTCTGCCGTGGTATTCGTGAAAACGTGGTTAGCACCCGCCCGAACTTCCGCCGTACAGTCTTCCCACACGGGGGCCGCGTCCTTTGCGTTGTTCGTCACCTTCACGCTGTATACGGCATCGGCGGGAATCTGCCCGATCACGGACATAACGCAAATTTCAATTTTCGCGTCCGCGTCCAGCGGTTCCGCCAGCGTGATAGAAGCGGCGTGGATCTCTTTGGTGAAAACCAGCGTGTGAACCGTGCTGCCCTTGCCGTCACTGGCCGTAATGGTCATGGTATGCCGTCCGTTCAGCAGGCACATAAAATATTCCCCGGTTACGGCAAAGCTGTTGTTTGCGCCCGGCTCCGGCGTGTATGTGCGCTTCGTCACGCCGTCAATAGCTTCCGTTACGGTCATACTGTCCCCGTCCGGGTCTTCCACGCTGTAGGACACGGAAAAGCCGCCGTTTTTCGTCCCCAGGTCAGCGCCGCTCCCCTGGGAACAGGTGATCACGGGCGCAATATTATTGTTCACGGGGCGGCTTTGGGACGTGGCATAGCCGCCGTATGCGTTGTGGCTGTCATAGGCCCGCACCCGGTAGCACACGCTGGCCCAGCCCCGCGTTACCGTGTCCGTGTAACTCAAATTGCTGCCCCGGTATACTTCCGTCCAGGTGTCCCCGCCGTCCACCTGGCGTTCCAGGCTGTACCCGGCAAGATCCCCGTCAACGTCCGTGGCCGCGCCCCATGTGATTGTCAGCTGCTTTCCGCCTAAAACCTCATTGGGGATCGTGATGCTGGCCGGGATACCGGGGGCGTTGTTGTTAATTACTGTGATCTGGCCGCTGGTTCTGTACCCGCTGTAAAGCCCTTCGCTGTCGTAAGCCTTTACCCGGTACATAACCGTTTCCGTCCCTGCCGGGACGGTATTTGTGGTGCTGGTTCCGCTGCCCTGGTATACCTGCGTCCACTGTCCGCCGCCGTTGGTGCTGCGTTCTACCACATACCCTTCCAGATTTTTTTCCGCGTCCGTGGATGCGCCCCAGCTTACCGTAATCGTGCTTCCGCCCTGGATATTCCCCGGTACGTTGATGCTTCCGGGCGTAGTCGGGGCCGTGTTCGTGTTGATCGTGCCATCGTCAGAGGTCAAGAGGTTAGAGGGCAGGATCAAAGCGGGCCGCAGACAATACCCGGCATAGGAACAGTAGTAGCTGCTGGCAATGCCATTGGAATTGACGACCCAGGCGTAGGTAGAGTAGTACAGGTACGGAGAGCGCAACCACCAAAGCACGGCGCTTCCGTTGAACTTTGCGATCTTCTCACTGGTTCCGTTTCCGTCCTGGAAGTAGGCCAGTTTTGCGCCATCGTCGCAAATGTACTGGTTGATGTTGGATTTTGTGTAGCCCACTTCCCGATCGGACAGCAGGAAAATTTTTGTGGAAAGCCCGTTGGCCCCGCTGTTCACTGTCCCGCTCGTTCCGCTGCCGGGCCGATAGGGGATCTTTACCTGTTTGATCTGGGCCTGTATGTCTTTGTCAAACTTGGAAAGAACCGTGCTGTTAAGATAGCTGTTTACCTCGCTGTTTGCGTAGTCGTTCACGTCCGAACTGTGCCAGCGCTTGGCTTCCAGGCAGTCTTTCATCAACAACCATACGCCGTCACAGCTTGCGTCATAGAGCGTGGACGGGCGGCCCTGGTGAACCACCAGAAATTCCCGCATAGCGCCGTTAAATTTCAGCTTAACAACGCTTCCCACAGCCTTTTGACCTAATGCCACGCTTGCCATAGGGTTTATTCCTCCTTTTTGCTCCTTTGGCCGGGCTTCTTCCGGCCCTGCCGCCGCAGTTTTTTAACCATCTTCCGGGCATCGTCATATTTTGACTTGCGGATCTTCCTGCGGGCGGTCAGCCGCACGCCGATTATGGCGGATACTTCCGCCGCCATCTTCTGCCGCAATGCGTAGGTGTCCCCGTGGGCCGCGTGTGCGTCCCACGCTTTCCAGCATACCACGATCTTTTCCCGGCTGATTTTCCCCGCCGGAAAGTCTTCTTTCCAGCCCTTGATCCGGTCTTTCATCCGCCGTATGCTGTCCCGGCGTAGCTTCATGACCACCGCGCCGCCGCTGTCCAAATATGTGTGGAAGCCCAGGAAGTTGATCCCGTTCTTCAATGGGAAAATGGCCGTTTTGCCGTTTAGTTCCAGCTTCAATTCGTCCATCCTTTCCCGGATCTCCACAAGGCATTTTTTCAGATATGCCTTGTCTTCATGGATAATATAAAAATCATCCATATAGCGCCCGTAATAGCGGGCGTGTAGTGTTTCTTTCACCCAATGATCAAATTCATCAAGGTACATAAGCGCCAGCAGTTGTGAAGTCTGATACCCCAGCGGCAACCCGTCCGTGCTGTCAATGTAGGTACACATAAGGGCAAATACCCGATCGTCCGCCACTTTCCGCCGCAACTTTTCTTTCAAAATGTTGTGGTCTATGCTGGCAAAGAAGTGATGCACGTCCGCTTTCAAGATCCAGCCGTCCGCGTAGTCCCACTGTTCCGGCGGGCGCGGCGGCAAGCCTGCGGCCCTGCGTGCGGTTTCGTCATGCCCCTTCCGCTTTTGGAAGTAGTCCTGCATTTGTTCTTTTAATCGGTTCAAGCCTACGTGCATACCCTTCCATACCTGGGAAGCGTAGCTGTCCTGTATGAAGCTGCTGGTTATGGCTTCGTACAGAATGTTATCAACTATGGCGTGCTGTACCACTTTGTCAACGAACGCGGGCGCTTGTACAAGCCTTTTCTTTGGTTCGTATACCGTGAATACCTCAAATTTCCCCGGCTTATAGGCCCCGCTTAACAGCAGACGGGACAGCCTGGCGGTACAGGCCAGCGCGTTTGCTTCATACTGGGCGGCCCCTTGTTTTTCGCGTTTGCCCTGCCGGGCGGTCTTATAGGCTGCATATAGCACCTCAAATGAGCAAAGCTGTTCATAGTTCATTCGTTACCCCTGGTAATTCGGAAGCCCGGCGCTTTGCCCGCGCCGGGCTTCCCCTCATTCCTTCCGGCGCTGCTGATAGCTGACGGCTCCAACGGCGGCCAGCGTCAACGCCTTGTGTTTATCCGTCTTCCACGCGCAGAAGTTGGACGGGATACAGTCCCCTTTGAAGATGGGGCGCGGCGTTCGGCTTATGCCTACTTGGTCTGGCGTATCCATCAAAGCGGGCCGCAGATAATACCCGGTATAGGAACAGTTGTTGTTGTTGGCATTGCCATTGGAATTGACGTTCCAGGCGTTGGTAGAGTTGTTCAGGTTCGGAGAGCGCAACCACCAATTCACGGCGTTTCCGGGCTGTACCCCAATACTTCACGGCTGCCGCCGTGCTGTATCCATTTTTGTTTTTCCGGCTTCTTCCTCCGCCATAATGTCCCGCACAAGGGCAATTATGACGGTCATTTTCTCGCGGTCTTTTTCGGCAAGAATCTTTTTAGCCCGTTCGCCGTCCTTCTTCATCCAGGCCAGACACATACGCTTCACATCAAGGATCTTGTTTGTCCAGGTTTCAACCCTCTTTATGTCTGCGTACTTTAGTTCTTCGCTCAATGCCACAAGCTGCAATATCAGGTTACATTCATCTATCACGGCCTTAATTTCTTTCAGCCGCGCTTCCGGGTGCTCCACAAAAATTGTTTCATTTGCGGCGTGTACCCCGCGCACGATATTCCGCGCCGCGCCCCGCAGATCAGCGATCATGCCGAAACTTTCACTTTTCGGGAAGCGCGGGCGGCCCGGCTTCTTATCCAGGCGATCCGCCGTTTTCAGCAGAAGTTCCCGCATTCCCTCTATGGTATCCGCCCGTGCAATGGTCTTCATGACCTTTGCCGCGTCCTTCGCGTCTACCTTATCGTCCGCCACGGGCCGCGTTACCTGTAGCGTGTAGCGGTATAGTTCAACGGCCTTATTGCCCAGCTTAAATTCTGCCATTGCAACCCCTTTCCGGGCAGGCTCCGAAACGGGCCGCCTGGTAGTCTTCCAGGCGGCCCGTGAATGTACAGTGATCCGGGAAAATATGCAGTTCCCCGCGCTCCCCGCTTATCGTCCAGCCGTACAGCGTGATCCCGTCCGCTTCAAGCTGTCCCGCTCCGCAAGGCGGTTCTAATTCCGTGAACAGGTTTCCGATCAAGCAGGACAGTTCCGGCGGCGGAAGGAAAAAGCGGATTGTATCCATCAAAATTCCAGCCGCCTTTGTTCCTTGTTCCACACGCCCGTTACAACCAGCTTGGAAAGATCGTCAAAGCTGATTACAAACGGGTTTCCCTTTACTTCCGTGTTATACATCAGTTCGATCAGGGCAAGCCGCCTGTTAATATCGGCGGCGGCGTTCTGGATCGCCTGGTGTGCGTTTTCGTCTGTGTTGTGCGCGTCAATCAGCCCCTGCGCTTCCGTCAGGAACATAGGAAGAATGGTGGTGGTGCAAAGCCCCTTCACGTCCTCGCTGGTCATAAATGCTTCCGGGGAATAGTCAATAATGACCGTGGCCCCCTCACCAATCGTAATATCTACGGGATACCGCC